GTTGACACCTGTCTTTTTTGGTGTTCAAAATTATTTCTTTTGTAGTAACTTATATTCCGCCGAATTGATAAAAACAGCATGAGTAGATTCTTTTGTTGCTCTGCCTTCTAAAATGTTTTTCACATGACCTTCTAAGCCTTTTTTATCTGGATTCCTTTTTAATAACCCTCTGTACAATATATCTGTTACAAATTTCGTAACCATTTCTTCACTACAACTCATTGCTTTATAAATATCTATAAAACTCATGCCGCCTTGTGCCTTATCTGCCCAGTACTTTAAACCGCCTGCATCTGCCTTTCTTTGCATTAAGCTAAAATACATATCTGCTATAACTGCCTCTATTTCTCTTCTATTCATGTTTTCAAATCCTCCTCTTGTTGTTGGTACCGACATTTGTGCCGGTGCCACTATCTCTGTATGCGGAAAGTTTTTTCCCGGACAAGCTGTTGGGGTTACATTTCTATGCGGAATTACATTTGCTACTGCTATCCCGTATTTGCTTCTTAGATGGGCTATTAGTTGTTTTCCTGCTTCTCTCTGCCTACTGGACATGGTTTCCGTCTCAAAATTGCCGTTAAAACAAATACCTATACTATCTTGATTGTTATTTGTTGCGTGCGCTCCAACCGTGTTCTCTGGTCTGCCTGTGTAGATGGTTCCGTCCTTATCTACAAGGTAATGATAGCCGATACCTCCCCATCCTTGCCCTGCGTGTTGGCTGTGGATTTGTTGCACTGTCCTAGTCACTGCCGCATGATGTAAAATAATTCTTCTCGTGCTGCTTCTTGTATACATTCCGCTAAACGCTAAATTAGTTTTTACTATGTTCATTTTTTTCCTCTCTTTCTATACAAAAAAGAACACCTCTAGGGATGCTCTAAATTATTTTTTAATTAAATCTTGAATTATGCACTAAATAGTGTATAATTAGCTTATAAAAAGGAATACCGCCCACAAAGTGGTTGACCTCAAGTGAATTTTTTAAAGCAACAATCCCCTTAACTCGGTCAAAGTACAAGGGGGTTGTTTTTTGTGTTATCTGATATTAATAATCAATAAGACTATTAAGGTCAGCAACGATATGATTAATGACGCAAAAGCAATTAAGTCTTTAAAGTCAAAGTTTTTCATATCCATCACCTCCCATCTTATGTAAAATGAGAGGTCAACACACCTTGTACACGGTATTCCACTTTTATGATATCATGCGAGTCTTTTTCTTGCAAGGAAAACCACTATTCTTTTAACTCTGGCAACCCTGCTATAGATGTTAGAATAGATAACACCCCAGCCAAAAGTGAAGCTGATACTACCGTTATCCAATTTACTTCTGTGACAACTAATGCTGTTCCTATTGTTGCTCCTGCTGTCTGTGCTACTGTTTTCAATGCTCGCACTCCTGCCGCCTTAAACCATGTTTTATTCATTCTCCTTCCCTCCTTTAAATGCTTATTTATTTTCTATATCATCCAGTCTGTGATTTGCTACCTTTATCTTTTCTTCTAAGATATAAGTACGTCTTATTACATCATTATGTTTTTCTACCTTTTTCTCTAACTGCTCTATTCTGTATGTTACGTGCTTTGTGTTTTGCCTTGCACCCACTATAGTTCCTAGTGCCGTTCCTGCAAAGGCTAATAAAGCTACTATTATACTTGTGTCCATCATTCCCCTCCTGTCATCAAAAGAACCACTAGCAGTATTAAAAATGCCAGTGGCTCCAATATTCGTTTTATTCTGTTCATATTGCCTCTATCTAGTTATCCACGAACCAAAAACCGATATTCTTTGATTAGCTGAATAAGTGGTATTTGCTCCCCCTGATATAAAGCGTATTCGCTTCTGTGCAACATCCACTGTTAAAATATACGATGCTCCTGTGTTTTGATTAATTCCTATAAGGTTCATATCTGTTTCAGGAAGATATGCATCATTCGTGATGTTGAATACTAGAATATTCGAGAGTGTTCCGCCAGTGGTGCTTTCTATAGTTGTGTTAAAGTGTACCGTCCTTGCTGTCAGTGACACATGAAGCGCCAATCGTGTGAAGCGACTTGCAAGAGTGAAAGCATTGTCTATCTTCTGAGCCATGCTAGAAGTCGCCAACCTTGTTGCGCTATCCGCATTTCCTGTTAGATTTGCCTTTATTGTACCGGGCATTCTTAAAACTATGTTTCCACTTCCGTTTACACTTGTCGTTGCTCCTGCACCTGTTTCGTCGCTACTTGCTACCGTTATATTTCTTGCGGTTCCCCAGTTGGCGGTAGTTATGTTTGCCGTTCCATCAAAGTTTGTTCCATTAATTGTTCGAGCTGTCACTAACCTCTGTACAGTCGTTTGTGCTTGGTGTACATGATCGCCCCTTGAATACCCCATTTCGTTTCCTGCGCTTGCTGTTCCCGCTACTCTAGGTGCTGTTGTTGACGGCGAAACAGCCACACTTTTTATAGCATTCTCAATATCCCACGGCGATTGACTCCAATCGGTAGCTTTATTGCCACTCTCTAGTTTTGCCCCACAAATTTCAACAATTCCAGTGTAAGTAGTGTTCAATCCGATTATTATATCTGTATTTGCTGTGGTTGGCACAAAAGTTACACTATATCTTTCCCAATTACCTGTGATATTCTGCCCTTGATTTCTCCAGTTTCCAGATACTCCATACTGAAACTTAAAATGTGCACCTTCAGTTATTCCTCTTGCGTAACAACTAAGAGTATATTCTTGCCCTATAACTAAAGGGATGGTATTTTGCCTAACCCCTGAATCTGCTGCCGTGCCTGTTTTTTCCATTCGCCAGCCATATATAATATTGGGATTTGGAGAATTCACTGTACTTATATTTGTTGTATTCGCAACTGCAATCCCAACACGTATCCATTCACCATTTTTCCAAACTGCATTTCCTGTAACTAGAGGTATGTCAGTGTTTGTACCTCTAAAAATCTGCGTGCCACCCGGAAACAAATTCGCTAATTCCTCTTGCATCTTAGAAAAATCAGTTTTCTTTATATTGTCTAAGACTGTCTTTGCTTCAGCGGTAATACTATTCGCACCTGTTGCTGCTGTATTAGCGTTAGTTGTGGCAGTTTTGGTTGCATTAGTTGCTGAATTAGCATCACTTACAGCCTTATTTAATGCACTTGATGTCTTTGATATAATATCCGCTGTGGCACTTTCTATGTTCTCTTCCATATCCTCGTATGTTGCCATGCGTTTTGTCTTTCCAGGTTCGAAACACATATGTACACTTCGCCCGTCTTTTGCATTATCATCTCCACCTAAGACAGTTGCCCACTCTCCTGGCACCATCTTTTGCCTGTCAAAGTCCTTTTGTAATCCTCTTCTTGTTTGTGTTGCCATTTATTACCTCCTCTATGACATATAGCCTGTTATGTTAATTACTGCCTTTGCAACACCGTAACTATCAGCGGCCTCTTTTCTTGTAGTTGGTTGTTTTGCATCTGTTTCTATTTTTAGTAGATTTAATCCAGTTTCTAGGTTTGCGGTTATGTCTGTAGATTTTATCATAACTAACTTTTCTGCATTCCCAGTAAACCCATTTGCTCCAAAAGCATTTTTTATTTCCGCATACATTACGTTATCTAACATTTCATATTCACCACCATACCAAGCCATCCATTTATAGTTTTCTAAATCATTTGCTTTATATAATTTTAGATTTCTGGCATAACCTATCCCACTAAGTTTTTCAGGGACATTCATCGAATAGCCCAAAGGTGCATGGTGCAGCGTAATTGATGCTTCTGTTATCGTAAAATCATCTGGAACATTCACCCATAAATACGCATTCTTTTTCGCTGCACCATCATCAAGAGTTGATTGATAGTAACCACAAAAGCGAAAACTTCCCGCACCTCTATCATCCACGGAATCCACTTGTATATGGCTTAATACACCATTACCGCCCATTAATCTTGCACCATTGGACATTTGTATACCCTCTTTGCCAATCCTTATAAACTCCTCACCACTTGCATTCTTGACAGATATAACACCGTCTGCGCTGCCACCTACATTTAACCAGTCTGCGTTAATTCCTATCGCTGTCAATACACTGGCCAACACATTACCTTTTGCATCAACCCCAGCATTCCATGTCTTTCCTCCATCTGTACTTACTGCAAAAGCGTCTATGGTCCTTTTCCATATAGTTAAACTATCGGATAGGCTCGGTTTATCATGCATATAGGCAACAACAGAACCGTCTTCTAAAACTTCTCTTGTTTCAAAAAGCCCCATGCTATTTGACATTAATTGCCCTAACTGGGATTGTGCTTGGTCGTATTGGGTTATTTTTGTTTCTATATTTTTCCTCGCTTCTACGATTGCCTTTGTCGCCTCCGTTAGATATGTACTAGAGTTTCTTATTGGACTATCTGCACCACATTTCAATGTTGTATAGCCCCAAAAAGAAAAGTTTATATCCGTTATAACAGTCCTGTATGAGTTCATCTTTCGGTCTAAGATAACTGCCAAATCTCCGAACTCTACTAAAGGATATGATATATGGTCAGCGGTAAATGGTCTAAATCGTATGCCTATTATCGAAGCACCTATCAAATTAACTCCTACCTGTTCAATGCCTAATAGCAAGGGATTCTCTATACTCAAAACATAACCGTCCACACCACTACTATAAACAACTTCATCAACGGTTGTGCTGATTCCAGTAATCACAACATCATCTGTCCCAACATTTAAATTTTTAAAATTGTACAACATATGTACATCTTTCATGTTTGTAAAATTACCACCATCTGCTACATAACCAATATCCCAAGGATTAAAAGAGCCGCCATCAACGTTATCACCAGTAGCGTACGGATTGGCGCTATCAAAAACTCCACCATCTAACCTATCTTCTTTTTCAAATGGACTAAAATCATATGTCTTAATATATAAATAGCCATTTTCATCAATTCTTGCATTCCCACAAGCTATTTGTGCCGCACATGCAATAAAAGTTCTATGCGTTATTCCTTCTGGCTTATTCTGTATTACAAAATTGTAATTTTTAAAGTTTGTATCTTTAAGCGGAACATTGCACCTTTGACAGCTATCCCTAACCAATGCACCTAACTGTGCTGGATAAGATAAACCTGTTTCATATGGAATATCCAACTTGTGCATATCGTCTATTGCATCTAAAAATATAACTGTTCCATAAGTTTCTGGTGCAATAACTGTGTACCTTCCTAACTTTATAGTTTCGGTAGTTTTTGATAAATCAAACTTTAAATCAACTTGAAAAATAGCACCATAAAAATCATACATGGAAAACTGGTCCTTATCATTCATAATTGATAAATGTATTGTTTTTGCTATTGCGATACCAAGAGGAAACACATTCGCATCACTAGCATCTACAAATGAATTGTCTGATATCGTAAAATCACCTTTATTCAACGTTATTTGCTTACCGTCTTTGAAAGTGACATTTGCTTGCAAATAAAAATCTCTTCTTTTTGCCATCAATTCTTTAAACTCTGTACTTACATTTCTCATAACGGATTCACACTCCTTATATTAAAAGCTAATTCAGACCATCTCTCAAAACCTTCTTCTAATGTTTTTGCTCCTGCGTTAAAATTAGAAGCATAAAAATAGGCATCTTTCCAGACACCTCCATAAAGGTCAAAATAATGGACTAAGAATTGTGTTTTATTTAATACTTGCTGCATGATTGTAGATGCCTCTTTCGGAGTCAAATCACGCCACTTAAAATCATATCCAATAACGGTTCCAATAGGTGTATTATGCATTACAAGGTCCATTGTTCTATCACTATCACTTGTAGATGTTGTAGCAAATACCGCACTGTAAGAATGCGGTACTGCCACCTCTATATTATCAAACTTAAAATTATCTATCGCCATTTTTCCTCCTAAGCTAACTCGAACGGATTTCTACCCGTTGTCGTCTGTCTAAGCTTTGCTTCTGTTATACACTCCTCAAATAAGGTTCTTCTGCTCATCTGGGCAGTGAATGTATAACTACCCCCACCACTTTCGCCTTGCACCTCTCTTAATGCTTGCTTAATTGTATCAAGTGGTGCCTCAATATTCGTACCATTCTTCTGATCACCCAACATAGCCATAAATGGTGCATTTGGAGGAATTACCGCACCTTTTGCAAGAAATGGGATTTTAGGTGTGCTAATTGTCGGTAGCCAACTAAATGGTCTGGCTCCCATAATGCTTATGCTCCTGATTCCACTTAAAGCGGAGTTAATTCCACTAAACGGAATGGATATCACTGTATTAATTCCACTTATCAAGCCATTTATAACAGATTTCAGGGCGTTGAGTATGCCTTCTTGTATTCCAGCAAATACTTGTCCACCAGAACTAAATACTCTTTTAACTCCTTCCCATGCATTTGAGAAAATGTTTTTAAACCAATTCGCTACATTGCTAAACACATTAGTTATTCCATTCCATACACCACTAAAAAAACTTCCAATTCCACTAAAAGCATTTTTTATACCAGTAAGTGCAGCCGTGAACTTGTTTGAAAACCAAGAACCTATATTGTTAAACACGTTCACGATATCCGACCAACGAGCAGCAAACCAAGAGCCTATGGCACTAAATGCATTTTTTACATTTGTGTATGCTCCTGTGAATATTCCTGAAAACCATGAGCCGATTCCGCTAAATACTTTTTTAATATCTTCCCATCTATCCGAAAACCAAGAACCAATTTTAATAAAAGCATTTATCACGGATTCCTTTGCAGCTTCAAATTTCTCTTTAAACCATGAGCCGACCCCTTGAAAAATATCTACTAGACCCTCCCATAGACCTACAAAAAATCTCACTATTTGGTCGATTGTCTCTTTAAAGGCATCTTTTATAGCACCCCATATTTCAGAACACCATTTGCAAATATCTTCCCAGTTTTTATATAAAAGAACTCCTATTGCTATTAACGCCCCTATTATCACTATTACTATTCCGATTGGGCTTGTGAGAAATGCTATTGCTGCACCAAGAGCCGTTGTCACGGTTGTTGCTATTGTCGCCACCACATTCCAGGCGACTGTTGCTGCAGTCATGGCAATTTGTGCCACTGTATCAGCCACTTTTGCTGCTGTGCTCGCGATGAATGCTGCTGCCTGCTTCGCCAGGGCTATTGCTCCATTAACTAATGATACTATAAAATCTTTAGCGTATAATGCTGTTAGATATATTGTTTCGGCTTTATCTGCTATTTTCGCAGCGGTTGCCCCAAATAATGCTGTAGCTATTTTGGCAAGTGCGGCTACAACCCCACCAGACATTTGGATAAATGCCGCCAGTTGTGTTATCTTCCAAGCAATAAAGAAACCTGCTACCGCTTCTGTAATTCTTTGTATAACTGCATGATTATTAGATGCCCAATCACCAATAGCCGACAAAGCTTCACCGATTGCACCGAGGACATCAACTATAACTCCACCCGTCCAACTTGCTATTGGTTTTAGAAAACTATCAAAAAGCCATAAAGCTAATGGCTTCAATGCTTCTATTACCTCATTTACCACACCTATCGCACTTGATAATAAATCTAAGAATACTGGTATCACTTCACCAATAACGTAACTTGCAAGTGGTAATAAAACATTTATGTAAAACCACTCAAGACCCTCAAATATATTCTTTGTAAGAGGTTCTATTGCTTGCAATAATCCATCTATAGACATTAAAATAGGGCTAAAATCAATGGATTTCGCCCAGTCTGTTGTTGCAGTTACTATATTCTTTAACGAAGTAAGTACATCATTTATAATCTTCAAAATAGACTCAAATATCTTCTTTCCAGTATCATTTTTATTCCATGCCTCTTGCAGCCTACCTGCCAATTCACCAACAATATCAAAGATACCTTTAAATATCTCAAGTATATTTGTTGCTATTTTCTGCCCTAAACCATTATCATTCCACGCTTCTCGAAAAGCCTTCCCTATATCCTGCAAAAGAGTAAGTATATTGTTGAGCATATCGAATATACTTTGTATCAATGAAGTACCCAAGCCGTTATCGTTCCATGCATCTTTAAAGGCTTTTGTTATATCTCCAATGACTCCTAAAACAATCTGTAAGAGCAGCAATATATTGCTTAAAAATACCGTTCCTGTTCCATTTGTCCATACATCTAAAAAACTTACTCCAATGCTTTTTATAAGCTCCCATATTTCACCTAAAGCGTATTTTATAGCATTTATAGTTGCTTCACCTTGATTGCTCCATGCTTCTTTAAATGGCTGAAATATTTTACCGAAGATTTCCTTTACTTTTGCTGCAAGGTCTCCAAATCGCCCCTCTAAAGCAACCTCTTCAAACATTGCATCGCCCACATCTCCTGCACCACCTCCAGAACCACTAGAGGAACTGCTTTTATCGTCCATCTTGTTTATTTCATCTATCGGAGAAAGGTACTTTTTTGCTGCATCTGCTGCGTCATTTAATGCCCCTGTTGCGTCCTCGGTACTGGCTGTAAAATCCTCTTGTTGCGCAATCGCTTTTGTGTATGTATTTCTTCCTGTTAATGCTGCAAAAAACATACTTACATAGGTGGCTGCTGTCGCCAACATATTTATAAACTTTGTTAGAATTGGAGCGATCGCATTAAGTATCGGAGCAAAAGCAGTTGCAAGTGAATTTTTCAAAGTAGACAATGAGCCTTTCAGATTGGATAAACTTGTATTTGTTTCACCTGAATACTTCGCTAGATTTGTGAAACCATCTACCAAAGCACGCCGCATTGCATTGAATACTTTCATAATTGTTCCAAATCCCAATGACATTGCAATTAATTTACCAATACCCATCTTTGCCTTACCAGAACTTTTATTTAATCTATCTGTTGCTTTGCTCTGCTTGTTTATGGATTTTGTGGCTTTTTCCGACGCTTTGCTTTGTTTATTCTTTGCACTTGCTGCACCACTTACTGCTTTGCCACAACTCTCTACTTTATTTTTTATAGCCTGATAAGAAGTTCCTAAGCGATTATTCATGTCCTCTAGCCTTTGTTCTTCAGTTATCAGCTTAGTTACTGTCTTCGTGTATTTTTCAGTGCTTGTAGGGTCTATAAAAGCCCTTCCATCATCTTTCATTTGCTGTTGTTTTGTTGCCGCTTCATCTAGTTTAGTTGTGTAATTTTCCATCGCTTCTGTTGCTTCGTTTATTTCGGCATCTAAATCATTTTGGGCGGCGATGTGAAGTTGTTCCCGCGCCTCACGTGCATCATCTAATTTACCTTCGTATTTTTCCACAAGTTCGCCTAATTTTTCAAGTTCGCTTCGGTTTTGCTGATATTCACGGTCGATTGCCTGCAGGCTCTCAACTCTTTCCTTTGACCCATCTACACTTAACATATCAGAATAGTTATCATTGAAAACTCTTTCCATTTCAGTTTCTAACTCTTGCGCTTTTTTTATCGTTTCATTCAATTTTTCATGATATTTTTCAATATCTTTACTAGTTAGTTCTGTATTGTTCAGTTTTTCTTTCTTTTCTTCCAATACCTCTAAAGCATCAGTCGATTTTGTTAAATCTTTTTGTACATTATTTAATTCCTTACCTAAAGCCTTAAACTCTTCTGTTTCAATTTCTACATTTTCCAAATCAACTAGTTCTTCTTTTATTTCCTCAACCTTTTTCTTTTGTTGTGAATACCTTTTATTTGCAGCTACAAATGCATCTTCTTGCTTTTTTAAGGCTATTTTGGCTTTCTCACCCATCTCTTCTACTTCGGAAGTCATGCGGCGCACTGCTGCCTCCACTTCTGCACTACCTGCTTCCATGCCATCTGCATTTATTTCTGTATCTATAATTATGCTTCCATCAGCTTGAGCCATTTAATCACTTCCTTTTAATCCTAATAAATTTCTTAAAGCCTCCTTTTCCTCTTCTGAACGCTCGTATTTATCGACTTTTAAATCTATCAAGTGCTTATTTTCTTTTTGAAATTCTCTTTCCCATTTCTCCAGCTTCTTACCTTTTTTAATCTTTTTTCTTATAGAAAGGACTTGACCGAACAAACTCTCTCCTATTTCCATATAGTAACCCATAAAAGTCCACCAATGTATAGGCTCCCCTGTTCGCACATCAGTATGAGCCACCTTGTTTATAGCCGGTGCTATAAGAGAGGCATCTTGCTCCCAATCCATCAACCTTAAACTTGTTTTTCCGTCGTCTTTTAACCCGCAATCTATAAAGTCGCATAGTTCCTTAGAAGCATCTCCCCAATCTCTTGTTGGTAACACTTCAAATTCTGGCAACATAATAATTAACATAGTTTCGGTTCTGATTAGATTTTTCTCTTGCTCTTCCATATCTGCTGTAAATAACCCTTGGTCATTCATAGCCACCAATACTTCTAAAACTGTAAGATAATCTGCCCTAATCTGATACTCTATGTCTTGTACTGTTATAGATTGCGGTAATTTCCACCCTATCATTTATGATATTTTTGCGTGTATTTGTTCAGTCTTGTTTTCGTCTTTTTCAAACGTATGTCCATTTCTTTTTCAATAATACTCGCAATGGCTGTTAAACAGTTTTCAACAAAAAGTTCCCCACTTGCAAGCGGAGATAATGGACCCAAAATCTTGAAAAATGCCTCTTCTGCATCTGCCCCTATTAAATAACTTATCTTTTCTACCACCGTATCGCCAACGGTTTCTAATGCTTCCATATCTGTTCCATCTTCTGGAATTTGTAATTCTTCAAACGCTTTCATTACTTCTTCATAACGCTTTACTATATTTGTATCAGTTGGGCGAAACTCAAATTGCCCTAATAATTTACCTGCTTTATTTTTTATATCATAAATCTTACTACCATCATCAATAATAATTTCATTGTTTTCTATTTTATTTGCCATATTTCCTCCTAAATTTAAAAAGGCGCAAGTTATTCACTTACGCCACTCTCTGTCCATGTTATCCCGCTACTAAATGTTGTTCAAGCAGTTGCTGTGAATACTGGCACACCTGCTGTAATCTTTACCGTTCCTTTTTTTCTTTCCCCATCTTCCATGATGTTAAAGGGAATATTGACACCAGCCGCTCCGCCACCATATGACTGTGGTTTTACAATAACCTCTTGAATATAAGCAAGATGGTCCGTATCTGCTACATCTTCTACTATTACTTCTAATAAAAGTGTTTTACAAGCATCGCCTTTCTTTCTGTCTAGCGCTATATCTCTAAGAGGTTCATACAACTTAGAACTTGAGTCTGCATAGTATGGGTCTGCATCAATACTTGGCTCATATCCATTATCTGTTACTTTTGTTTGCCCTTTGATATTTTTAAAGGTTTCTGTATCTGGATTTAACTCTACTGCCAACTCTTCAATATCATCACCAATCCATTCCCAATCTGCTCCCGTTGGTGCTGTTGTAAATTTCGTGTTAAGAAAATGCATTAATGCCTCTCTGTTTAATTTTGCCATATTTTTAATTCCTCCTAAATTCATTTTTATATTTTAATGTTATTAAAATCGCCCAGTCCTCTACACCATCATTTGTGGTATCCAAGTAACTGGGTGTTTGCCTTGCAATTTCTATTATTTCTCTATTTTCTGTCAATGCTGGATAACTTTCTAATCTGTGTGTTTCTCCATCAATAATCAGCGTTTGTCTTTCTAACCATTTTCCCATATTATCCAGAAACTCTTTTATAATTACTTTCTGCTTCGAGCGTCCTTCTCCGGTTCGATATATTACATAAAATGGATAATTGCAAACCTGTTTTGTTATTCCTTTTATGGTTGTTTTCTCTTCTGCAATTATTGCACCAGACACTGGAAACCAACCTATACCACTCTCTTTTCCTAACGTAGAAAATAGTATTTCCTCACCTTCTAAATTGGGATATTTATTCAATATTTCGTTAATCGCATTTGTTACTATATCGTGACCATCAATATCATACTTGACCGTCTTTTTAGCTTCCTCCTGCACGTTCTTTTACCCCCTTAATCCAGTTGCTTGAGTTCAACATTTCGGCTTCCTCAAACCACTTCGGCTTCGCACTCGCTCTGCTATACTTTAAATCCTTATCAATGACTTCTTTTCTTGCTCCTTTTCTTGCCCAAGGACTTTTAGTTAATTCGTCTACCATAACTTTACCTTCGTACAAAAATCTGCCTTGAGGACCATAAGCCGCATAAACTTTACCACTCCCCTGTAATGCTGCGCTGTGCATTTTGGTAACATCTATAAAAGTATCATCTTGCATTGGCATAAATGGCACCATATCATTCATAATCTGTCCATCTAACCAAAACTGTGCTTGCTGAAATTGTTTTTCAAACCTAGTCATGTTAAGACTGGCTTTTACTGACATGCTGCCTTTGTTTATTTCAATTCCATTAAACTTAAACTTTCTTAATTTCATTATGCACCACCTATCTCAAAGTGGGGTATCAGCTTATAAAGCCCTACATTTGTAATTTTAAATACAAAGTCTTTACTTCTGTTCAGGTGGTCAAAGAATCCGTTTGCTCCTGCCCGACTAATATAATAATCATCTTTTATTGGAACCTCTGGATATTCTCCCAAGATAAAGAAGTCAATCCCCTCATTGAATGTTAAAGTTGTACTTTCTTTTTTTCTATTTATCCATTCTTTCGGTGGTAAATACTCTTTACTGCCTACTACAACTATTTCACCCTCTTTGACATATTTGATGTGCAATTTTGCTGTATCCGCCTTATCGGTTCCCATTCTTTGAATTTGTGCGCCTTTGTCTATATTTAGGTCGACACTTCTCAATACTGTTGGAAACCATGTAAATCCTGTGCTTTCCTTTCCAAAGCGATTAAACAATGTGATTGTATCTGTGTACATTATTCACCTCACATCCCAGCATATAAAAGTGACACTCCTTTGTCGTCGATAGCGCCACTTAAATACTCTTTTGTAATTCCATATAGCAATTCATTTACCCTTACTTTATCATTTGCCACTGAATACACCGCTGACAATAATTTCAAGCTATTTATCTGCTCCGATGGAGTGGTATAGGTTATACTTTCAGAACCTGAAGATACTGATTTCACTGTCTTTTTTGTATCTTCTCCCCTTTCTGATATAGCAAAACTTGCACTTTTCTGCGCTTCATCTAATTGAAAGAAAATTTCTCCCAATGCACAAACGCATTTTTGCACCTTTTTAGCTACAAATTCATCACTAGGCAAGCTATTTACCAATCTATTAAATGTAACTGTATCTAGCCAGTCTGACGCTCTTGTCGCCCACCTAGGAAACGTTTCAAGAACGAGTACATCTCCAAAATATTCATTTTTGTAAAAATCATAATCTGTATACGCCATATCGTTACTCCTCGCTTTTTGGCTCCTTTGGTTTCTTTTCCTCTAGGCTAGATAATATCTCGCACTTGGCCAGAACCTCTTTTGCTGTATAAATACCTTTCACATCTGTTTTCTTTCCTTTTGCCGCATTGTATGAATAATCCCCATTATGTTCAATTTTTACTGGTATTGCCATACCTTTATGTATTAGATATGGCAATCCTTTGATTATTCCAAACATCAACCGTTAGACTTAATCACACCAATTTTTACATTTTTGTGATTAAAAGCAAGTTTCCAATTATCTACATCAGTAAGTTCTACATGAGTTGGGGATTCCTCAGCAATATTATCTGCGATTATAGATAATCCATTAGGGTGCAATACTTTTCCTTGCTTAGTATATAGTTTTCTCACACCTGCAAATGTTTCCGGGTCATAGTCTGTATAGTATGGGTCCTCATAGTTTGTTTTCTGCGCCGTTAAGAACGCACCACTTCCAACAATATAAGAGTTGTATACAATATTGGTGCCACTGGAATCTACTGTGTATCTATCCATAACGATAGGAATAAGCCCACCAATAGTTGGCAATGTAATTTCTCTTTCAAGAGCATTACCAATCGTATACTTATTATATTCCACCAATCCTAATGCTTTGTATTGTGCATAAACCATACTATGCATAACAAGCAAACCAAAACCATCTGCCATGTCACCAAGCGCTTTTTGCTGTGCATAAATCAATGTAGTTTCATCAATTTTATTTGCACTTGTTATGCTTCCTGATGCTGAAATATCAAATGTATGCTCTTCCATTCCGGAAACTCCCAGTATTGTTTTCATAATTCCTATTAACTCCCTTACCCACACTTGGTTATAATAACTTCCTGTTGAGTTGGCAATGTGCTGAATTGGGTCAGCTTTGGTTAATTCTTTTGTAAAATCCTTTTCTTTCCATGCTTTCATTCTCTGAATTAACATGCAAGTCTGCTTTCCACCACTTATTTCCGTTGGTACATTATCTGTTTTACCATCATTGTTTAGTGGCTCATTGTCATTGATGTCTAATGGTTGGTAGTACGGCATTGTCGCCACATTTCCATCTGTTCCAATCAAATTCATGATTGTTTGGTCTTCTGTTAAAATTCCAGATGCTAATATCGCATCACTCCATGTTGGTTGTTCTGTCATGTAGTCTGAAAAGACTTCAGGGTCGAACACAAACCCTCCAAATTCTCCTGCTCTTGGCATAATTTAATTCTCCTTTACTGTCTTAAGTTTTTATACATTTCTGGGTTACTTGTTTTTAGCTTAATGCGTTCATCAACACTCATTGCTGCAAAATCAGCTTTCGTGATTGTTCCGCTTCCACTATTTCCTTTTGGTACTGTGAATTGTGGCTTATTGCTTTCTAACTGCTGCTGTGCTTCGTCAACTAAGATGTTTTCAAGTGGATTTCCTTCAGTATCTGCAATCAGACTTTTGAATATATCTTCGATTGATTTTCCTTTTGCAGTGTCCTTATCCAGTTCAGCCACCAACTCTGCTTGAATACTTCTTTGAGTAATCGCATTTACAAATTTCTTATCTGCTAAAAATGTTGTTATATTCTTTTCTAACTCCATTTTTCGTGCATCCTCTGCTCTTGCGTTTTTCTCATTTGCTAAATCGGTTGTTAGTGTGGAAATCTGCCCTTGTAATTCGTTTACATTTTTCACATCGATGCCCTTGAAAGCATCTAGTTTGGTCTGCACATCATCAAGTGACTCCTTATACTTGTCGCGCTCCACTGTCAAAGCTGCATTTTCACCTTTTAATGTGTTGATGCTTTTTCCGTGTTCACTCATTACAAAAGCTATTTGTTCCTCATTCAGCCCCTGTGCCTTTAAATCTTCTGTTTTCATATTTCGTTTCTCCTTTTTTGCTTTATAGGTTTTATTTTAGGTGACTTAACCACTCCACCAAGCAATCGGCCATTTTGTAGGACTTGGCTTGTCCGATAGTTTAACGTCGTTTCGGACATAAAAAGATGTTCTTCATTGAATTTCTTTCCGCTTCCTTTTATAATTTTGTATACAGGCTATTACGAGTAGCCAAGTATAAACGAAAGGGGAATTTATATGACTAATAACGAAAAACGCGCTCATGACTTAGCCATGTTATATATGGAGATGGAGATTCAGCACGAGGCAATTCTTCCACTTGGCAATCACGATGAATTTGCCAACAATTATATCCATCTCTACAATCAATTTATCAATCTTTTGGATGGCAAAATTTAAAATTAGTTTTTTCTTCCATACTTATGATTGCCTTGTCGATTTCCCGTGTCAGGAGATTGGCAAGGTCTTTCATATCTCTCACTGTAAAATTGCTCTGTTCACAGTTCTTGATAATTTCTTTTGTGTACTGCTTTACTTTTTCATTGTTTCTTGCCCTGTATAATTCGGTAAAATTCATACTTTTTCCTCCTTAAAATTGCATAAAAAAGAACACCCCTAAGGATGCTCTCTTGTTGTTATTTGGTTATGCTACTTCACTTGCCTTTATTTCAATAGCCTGTTCTATTAATTTGATACACATTGCCTTTGCATTAAGCGGCATTTTTAATCGCTCTAATTCTGTTAGCCAAATATCCTTAAATTCCTGTATCTCCAAAATAGACATTTCCATTAATTCTTGATTCAACTGCTGCAATATTTCTTTCATTTCATTTTTGGGGTTACTCATACTATGCCACCTCCCTGTTCTTATAGATGACATGATAGTTCTTCCTTTGACCGTCAATCTGTTCAAATTGAATTGATATAGGATTTCCGTTTTCCAGCAACCAGTATGAAATCTTATCAACTACTGATTCAGCATATTTTCGTACTGTTCCTTGCCACTTTCCTTTTGACTCCCATGTTTCTGTATATTCATCTTTATCAAGCCCAACTCTGCGAATAATCTCGTTAATTGCCTTATCTGCTGGCTTTCCAGATGATTTATAATAGATACCAACTTTTCTAGCAATATGAACTGTATCAAAGTATTGTTTATCTGCTCCAATTTCAATAGGGATATTAACTCCTGCCTTCTCGTAAAGTGATTTGGCTGTAAGTAACTGAATTTTACTGTTACACCCTGCTTTTTCTAGCATTGGTGTAAGGATTTTCACCGCATTGTTTATACTTGCTAGACGTTCAGCACTAGCCTTTGATTTTGGTGTTTCATAACTTCCTGTTTTTCTTATTGATGGAAGTACTTCACTTGTTACCCAACGTTTGAATTTCTTTGCATTTGGTAATTTACTGCTTAGAATTAAGGAATATAGACCACTTTCATTAATAATTATCATATTACGATTTTGACCTGAGTCGGCGATTCGCCTTGTCAGCTTATCCTCTTCATCAACATGTTTCTTTAATGCATCAGCAGTATCCTTGTACCCCAAAGCTTCTGCTACATCTTTTCCTATAAAATAATTTTCACCATTTAATTCAATAATTCTTACTTGTCCAAATTCTTCATTGTTAAATACTTTTAAGTTATTCATTTAATTTCCTCCATTTTCAATTTGCCAAAATAGAGGTATGGTGATACAATATTTATACCAATATTTTGGTGATTGAAACACTCTGTTGTCTTGGTTGGATGAAGAGTGTTTCTTATTTTTTTAGTTTATCGTCAATTTTTTCATTAAGCCATTCTTTTTTAGTCTTTTTCTCTACTGAAAGTCTTTCTTCCAATTTTTCCATTTTTTCTTTTTCAATTTCAACATAGAATGCTTTTGTTTCTTTTCTTCGCTCTTTGAAATAATTGGCTCTGCTTTTTGTTGTTATTTATATCACCTCCCTGTATCTTGATACAAGTTTATCATGTATCAAGATACAATGTCAAGTACTTTTGAATACTAACTTGTATACTCCACTTTCGGTTAGGAAGTTTTCGCCTGTATTGTGTAATTTCCTAAAGTCAGTACTACTGACTTTAGAATTTGTCAGCTTTATGACCTGTTTATCATTCATGTTTCGGATATTTTCCTTTACATTTTTAATTCCCAATATCTCTGCAATATGATATGGATTGAATAACACTTCTCCATTTAAATTCAATACTTCTACTTCATTTCCTTCAAAAATCATTAAGTTTTGCATAGTTCATTTCTCCTTTTCAACTTGAATTAGTTTGCAAGGAATACCATTCAATGCTATAATGCTTTGAAGAGGATATTCCTCGCTTGTTTAAAACACTCGTGCTTACTTGGTAGGTTGGACGGGTGTTTTTACTTATAATCTCTGTAGTCTAATCGCTTTTTCAGATATTCTTGAGCATCTTTTCCATCACTCTTTAAGTATGCCTGTGCCAAATACCTAAGAAGTATTTTCAGCTCAATTTCGACATCGCCAACTGTGACTGATATACTCTTTGTAAACTCTTCATTAATTCCATCACGTTCCCCTATATGGTGCACATTGTAAAATCCATCCTTTTCAATCAACTCTACTTTAAGACCATCCATTTTAAACACAATGTCATATTCAGCTCCTGTATGCTCAAATATCGGAGCATAATGCTCTACAATTGCATTATTAAGAAACCATTCTTTGTTTTCCAATATGAATCTCTCAATCGCATTTCCTACTAAATCATTTTGAGTTCTACCTGTTAATTCAGCTAACAAGTATAAATCACCTTCTAATACCTGCTCAAAACGAAATGTTTTCTGTACAATGTTTTTTCTTTTTAAAGCCATCTTTTCCACCTCCTTTTTGATATCATTTTTAATTACATTTATATTTTGCATCAAAAATGATATCATGTCAAGAGGTTTTTCAAATTAATTTTCAAAAACAAAAACCACCTATAAAAATAAGTGGTTGATATTCTCTCAATGTTATAATATAATATAGACATAAAAAGGAACAACTGCCACACAAGGTGGTTGCCCTCATGGTTGATATGAATACCTACCAGTTGGTCAGAACAGGGTAGGTATTTTTTTGCTTATTTACGCTTATTTATGTAAGCGAGCAAAGCTATGATTAACGTTCCAAACATCATCATTAAAGATATTGCTTCATACGTTGTCATAAGCATCACCCCCTATCTTTTTCAAATAGAGGGCGTACCACCCTGTATACAGTTGTCCTTGTTTGAATTATAACATGATGTTTCCAATCTCACAATATTATTTTCGCCCTACCTACGAAAACTAAAAAAAGACACAGCATTTCGCTATATCTTTATCGGTATCTTTGGCGAGGTTGGGAACATACCCTAACATGACTTCTCGCCTATATTCAATTTTTTGCATTACCTTATCCTCCTAAATTTAGGTATGAAAAAACCACCTACCGAAGTAAGTGGTTCAAAATATCTATTTACTTTGTTTTCCATCTCTTTCCACAATCCATGCAAAACACCTCATATTTCCCCTTTTTTCCTGCAAAGCCTGCTAATGTACCTATCCCACCTGTTAGCAATGCTCCCCCTAAAGCCTTGCCAACTGAAAAACCTTTTTTGTTATTTCCCATAACTTGAATATTCGTACTTTTACATTTTGGACACTTCATACTTGCCATTTCATTTCCTCCTTGTTTTTTATATAATCATTATACCAAGAAATTGCAAAAAGCAAAGTATTTCTTCAAGATTTTAAATTTAGGCATTGAAAAACCACCTAATCATTTTCGACTAAGTGGTTTTAGTTATTAAAATATTCTAATAAATTACTAATTGTACTTTCATCACTTGCATAAATACTTACCCCATAATTTATATCTAGTAATAATTTAAACTGTTCTTCATTTAATTCACAGTTGTAAATATCCTCGCTTGGACCTACTCGCTTCTCTGAAATACTGATTTCTTTATTCTGTCTAAGTCTATCCAATACTTTTTCCAATATCTTCTCTTCTGATTCCCTTTCATAATTTACAAACTCTATATGATTAGGTCTATCGCTTAACTGAAATGCTTTCACTATCATCACTCCTTTATTCCTGATTTTACATCATAGGTTTTATTGGTTGTAGTACTACTTCGAATAATATCTTCATAGGCTTCATCTATAGATAAACCATATTTCTTCATTTTCCGTTCTATGAGTTGTTTGAATGTGGGATTAGGATGTAATTCATCTAATTCTTTTCTTGTAATCTGGTCAGACATTAAATCTCTTGCTTGAGTTCGATATTTATTTCTAAGGTTTGTTGCTTGAAGTGCCTGTTCTTTAATAGTTGCTGTCTTATCCAACAAGTCTGGTATTTTCTCATCATGCGACTTATACCAAACTCGAACTTCTTTGTTCCCTAATTTCCCTACTAAGTTTTTCATTGATTTAAAATCCATGCTATTCAAAGTACTTTGTTTATCTGCCTTTAATGCATTCCAACTCTCAATACTATTATACTTTAAATCTTCAAATTCTGCAAAGCCTTTTATTTTTTCAGGAAATATTTCTTTGTATTTTTCATACTGTTTCATATCTGCAGTTTTAGCTTTTACGGTATCATACCTCTTCGCCGCCCCTGTTGCTCTCCTGGCTTTCTCACGGTCCCATTCTGCTATCTGTAACCGTTCATTCAATGGTTTCAACTCATTATCCTTACAAAACTCTTTATAGGCTTTATTTTGCTTTTGTAGCTGATATGATTTCTTATCAAGTTCTTGTTGCAACTCAAATTTAAGTTTTTCATCTGTAACATTATCTACAGAAGTTTGCAGAGTTGCTACTTCACGCTTTGTATTTCTGATACGTCTTTCTAAGGCTCTTTGCTTTTGCGATAACTCATATGCTTTTTTATTCTCTTCCGAATCATATTGTTCAAATGGATTGTTGACACCATCACCACTTCCAAAAGAATGGCGACAATTTATTCCCTTTAATCCAGATGCCTTTTTGTATCCACATACTGAAAAATGTGGATACTCTTTTGTCCTTCCAGTTCTGCTGTAAAATTTCCCTTGCCACCACTCATGGTTTTTGTGATTCTCTTCCCCATCTCCTGGGCGTGCACCTAAATGAGATGATACCAAAATGATATCCCAGTCCATTTCTTCTAAACGTGCAAGTATTACATCACCACTCGCTTGTGAAATCCCTGTTCTAACTGCTCTTGCTGTAGCAGTTTCTATTGTATCTGTATGTCCGGACGGATATGTTATCTTTACACCTGTTTTTGCGATTTCCTCTACTGCTTCTTTAACTGCCTGCGAATAAGATAATGCCCCTGTTGTGGTTTGATGGTATGCTTTATCAACTGCCTGTATAAAGGTTTTTTGTGCTTCTGTTGCCATTGTTCTAGTATAGTTTTTCCATTCCCCTAGAGTAGCCTCATAGTTATGCTGCATAAGTCGCATAAGTTCCGGTGATTGCCTTAGTGGTATTGGAGATAATCCGGCGGCAGCATATATTGAAGCATCTGCCTGTAATGCTTTTATTCCAGCATCAAACATTGCTTTTTGTATTTCTATTTCTTGCAACTTCGTTCTTTTTTGTATTTCTCTTTGTATATCTTCAAGTAAATATCCAGATTGTTGTAGTGTTTGTAATTGCCATTTATCTGTAGATGTTAATAAATAATCTTCGCCTCTACCTAATCTCACCAATACTCTTTCAGCTATTCGATTTACAATGTCTATATGTAATTGAGACGCTATCTCCTCGGCTCCCTCTGTTACTTTTGTTAAGTAATCTGGTGTTAGCATTTAGACACCGCCTTGCTTGATTACTGCCTCCTCAAACGAATATCCTCTTGAAAGGTGCTTGTGTAGGAGTTTATAATTCAGATTAAAAATCCTTGCCCATTGTGCCATTGTTCTCGTTTTGCCATTATGCGTTATCCATCTATTATTTCTCTTATTGTTTGCATTTTCTATTCTTCGCACCCACTGGCAATTTTCAGGACTATAATCACCATCATTGTCAATTCTATCAATCTCCAAACCTTGACTATATCCACTATCAGTTGACCACTTCAAAAACGTACTAAAATCACGCCACTCATCACAAATTTTTATACCTCTTCCTCCGTAATCAGCATAAGACTTGTGATTTTTGTTCTCTGTCCTGTTTGTTATACTATTCCAGACATTATATAATTTTGAACCTGTTCCTCCATGCTTGACGTTGTTTTTCGCAAGTTGCTTAAGTGCACATTCCTTGCATTGCGTGGTGTGCCCTGACCTTAAATTTCCTCCTGATACAACAATCTCACTTCCACACTTACATTTACAAAGCCACATTTTCTTTTTCCCTGAAATATCTCTAATTAGCTTACTTACTGATAATCTTCCATAATTTTCTCCCGTTAAATCAACTCGTACACTCATGCGTCCTCCTACTCTTCTTCAAATAAGTTTGGTGTTTCTAATTCTGCTTGTGCTTCGTCTACCATTTCTTTTGCTTCTGACTCACTCATGCCTTCAAATTTCACAAAATACAGCCAAGGTGGCACATCTCCCTGTATTCTATACTTCCACCATGCTAATTTGTCAAACTCATAGCTATATGTAATATCTCCGAAAGAGTAAGTTGCTTCATATTCTCCTGTTGGAGAAAAATTATATAAATCTGCAAATACATTTAAAGCATAAATCAGACTGTTTAAACAATCTTCTAGTTTGTCCCTGTGGTCTTTAATAAGCTGTATTGTCCTGCGGTCATCTGCTTCCACCTGTGTCGCTGTTACTGCACCTGACCTGCCATCAAACTTGAAGTAGCCTGGACTATAACCCGCTTTAAAACCAACCATGTCTAGCTGTTGATTTATTCCTACAACACGTTGCTCTGTGTTTAGTGTCGGATTTATTTCTTGAAAGAAGTCTTTTACTTCACTACTAAATGCATTCCTTATGAAGCGTGGCATCTTTTCTATAAGTTTTTTATTGGATATTTTATTGCCAGGACCTGCGGAAAGCAATCTATCATCTACTAATGCAATTCTCTTGCTTTCAAAAATTTCACTCGTGCAACGACTGTAAGCGATATCTAAGTCTTTCAATTCCTCTATTGCCTCTTTAAACAAAGAAAGTCCTAATGGACTATCTAAGTCTACATTATTCGCTTCTGCCGTTCTATACACCCCAAATAATGGCTTATCTATATTCTCTATTGCTATTTCTTCTAGCAATCCATTCCACTTAGTTAATTCTAGCTTTACCGCCACGCCTTTATCGGTTGTTGTTGCGCTTTTAAACGCTTTGTTGGTGATTGCATAGACTCCCTCAATAAATCTGTGATACTCCAGCCTTGTATAATGGAAACCACTTTCAACATATGTATCTTTGAATACTATTCCATCTATCTCTCCACTTGCATTTACAGAAGTTACTGCAAATTGACTAGGCAAGAACATATCTATTCCCTGCCCTGTTGGCTTTAAGATTATAGTGCCATATACATTTCCGTATTCTACCCAGTGTCTTAATCGGAAATAAGAGCCATCAAACTGTTGTTGTAGCCATTGCCCTCTTGGATTCTCATTGAATTGCACTCCGATTGCTAATGTGGTCAATCTAGCAGTTTCAGAACATATTACTTTTGCAAAATTGATTGTTTTAATATTATCTTCTTCATTCACCCATGAGGGTCTACCTTGATAAATTTTCCCACACTGCTCAATTAACATATGCATTTCTTGGGAAGTGATATCGCTCACTCCAAATTGTTCCTCTATATCTTTTTCTAATAGCATATTTATCACCCTTTTTATATTATTTATGATGCCCATTTAAGCACTTGACCCCCTTCTAAAGAACAAAGGAGTAAGAGAGTATCTTGTTGCATCTATGAGATGATTATCTTTATCCGGATAACCAGATATAACCTCACCCTCCTTATTCCTATCATATTCGTATTCGGTAAACTCTTTGTATGCATGAGGTGTACGCTTAGGGTCTATTACTATTCTCTTAGTCTGCAACCACTTCATGCCATATTCTACGCTGCCTGGACCTTTTGCAACTCCTCTTGCAAGAACTCCTATATCTCTATAGTCGTTTATGGATTTATTTTCAGCACTATCACAAATAACCTCATAATCAGCGTATTTTTTATCAATAATCCATTGTGCCGTTTCTGCATTGCTCGTCTTATTACAATAGTTTTCGTCAAGAATATAAATCGTTTCCCTTGCTCTATCGTAATAAACTCTTACAAAGGCATAGGGGTCAGGATACCATCCCCAGTCGACACCTTGATATATTCGGTCAAATTCTGACATTTCTTCTCTCGTGATTTCTCTGATATCTAGGAACTCAAAGACATTACCACCAGAGCCATTTGCTACCCCCATATACTCATTTTCATATGCGTTGGGATTTACTTCTGCTAAATGCTCCGCTTCGTCTATAAAGGGCTTTCCTAGCCACTTCTTAGGCACATCTTTGTATGTACTATGTGTTACAAGCCTGTTATCCTTTGGCACTTGTATATACTTATTTGCCCAATTCTGTGCTGACCTTGGAGGGTTGAAAGACTTGAATATATATGCTTCCTCTCCGCCACGAATAACCGATTGTTCTATTTTTCTGACCGCCTCTTCCCCTGTGAATTGGTCTAACTCCTCCAGCCATAGTATACCAATGTGACCAAATGGAACCTTGATAGACTTAATCTTATTTGGGTCATCTGCTCCTCTGAAATATATTTTTTGTCCTGTTCGTCTTCTTGTAATCTCTAAAGGGCTAACTGTTGCATGAAATTCTTCCGACAACCCCATTTTATCTATAGACCACAATATTTGCTGATACACTGATGTTCTTAATGTGTCTGCTACCTGTCTAATTACACAAGCGTGTATTTTATCGTTCTGCATTATTAAGTCTATTACTTGTGTTCCAACAAAAGAGGACTTTGTAGAACCACGACCACCAGGAAATACATATTCTTGATAATCTCTATCTGCTATAGCAAATAAAACTGATGCGAATACTGGTGCCACCATTCCTGCCGGTATACCATGGTATATTGACTGCTCTGGTATATCTGGTTGTAATTTCTCCGCTTGTGCCTCTGTATGCTTTATTTTAGCCTCTTTCTCCATTACATCTATATCGTCTTTGATTGATAGTCCTAATGTATCTCTAATGACTGAATAGGCTCTTATATCCCCCTCTAAGGCTTTCTTTATGATTGCTGCATTAACTGCACTCTCTATTGTACTTTCTAAGCCCATTGCTTGCAATGTCGGTGTCCATTCTGGGCTATCTATTTCAGATGTCAATATCATGTTTAGTGCTTTCTTGAAGTCGGCTTTTCGTCTTCTTGTTTCACCTGAGTTTTTACCCCCTCGTGAAGTTATTTCCCGTAGTTCATCCGTAGTTCGTGAGTCAAATCCTTTGCCTTTTATGTTTTCGTATCCATTCAATTTCACCTCACCTTCCCATCTTTTTATTCTGCCTTCTTTAATGCCCTCTAGGCTCTGTTATTATTTTCTATTTCTCCACAAAAAAACCACCTACGCTATGTAAGTGGTTTGGGTTGTTGTGTTTTATAATTGTCCGCTTTCTTTTAATTTATCTACGATATATTGATATGTTATAAGTGCTTCCTTGTAAGCATTATTATTATTTATCAAGGCTAATTCTGTCAAAGTCATCCACTTAGTTTTTATTCCTTTGCTGGACTCATCTATTTCATACACTATCATCTCTAATTTTCTACTCTTATCATAGCCATTGATTAAAACAAATCTGGCTATTATATAATGCTTTTCAGATTTTCCATCTATAATTCCCGTAAATTCAAAAGTCCTTTCTTTCCTAGAGTTGTATTTAGTCATTCCTCTTCCTTCATCTACAAGTGGAAATATTTCTAACTCGCCATTATCTAACACTTCTATGAACATTATATCTCCAACCCTACCGCTTTTTACATTTATTTCTACCGTGGTATTCATCTTGTTCCCACTATCTTTTTTGCTTCTACTGTTAAATAGTAATTTAATGGCTCTGATGCCGAAATCCGACAAGCGTTAAGGGTTGATAGCACCCCTCCGTATAACCCCAAAATTAATCCTGCCCATTTTAACACCCCATTTGCTATCTTTTTTCCTTTTTCTTTAGCCATAATTCCCCCTAATCCCTTTTTTCTATATGATACCCTATAATATATCATTTTTCAACATTTATCGCATATTATAAGTTAAAAGACACCCACGCAACATGGATGCCTTTCAAGGGGGAATTTATTTTTTTGTAAACTTTCACAAATATATTATATCATGTCAAGCTAGTGAAATCAAGTGCAATGTTGATTCATGTTTTTTTCAAAATTTCTTAATGCATTCGAATGAATTTGATAAACCCTTCGTAATGATGTACCTAATTCAGCTGCTGCATCTTCCCATGAATGTCGACACAGATATCTGTTTGATAATACCATTTTTTCATCTGTTTTTTCTAGCTGTTCTATTATTGCCACAGCTTCAGCTTTCATTCTTCTAAATTCCCTTATGTCCTCTGCCTGTTTTACTACAATATCCTCTTTTCTGTCTACGCATTCGCTAAATTTACTATCGCCCCCTTTGCTTGTCTGCACTCTATCTCTTGCATAATCAACCCCTGTCAACGTCGTACTCATTTCTTTTTCTTGTTGTATAAGATACTCTTTCCAGTAAATATCTTTATGTAAATCCCTTATTTTATTTAAGTATTGCTTCGCTGTCATGTTCCACCTTCTCTCGTATTTTCCTAATTATCTGCTCTCCATCCAAATCTGATAAGACAGAAAACCAATCACTTTTTAAAAACCTTTCACATTCTATTCGCATGTAATTAGCCTCTTCATCATGTTTGTATTTCCTTATATTTTTTAGTGCTCGCCTATAATCTTCACAAGCCTGTCTTATAATTCCACATGCTAAGCTTTTATATTCTTCCGTCATACATTCCCCTTTTAATATTTCTATCTTTGCGAGGTCTTCTCTTTGTGCTAATTTTTCATCATTCATTCTCTTTTAGGAAACCGACATGTCTTTACCTAGCTAGGGTTTCGGCTCCTTTCTTAGATAAAATTTAATCGTTTTTTTATCTCTTACGCTACCAAACCATACTTAATCGCCATATCTTTCATAATCATAATGAATCCCTCTATCAATTTTTTATCATCTGCAATTACATCTAGCTGATTCATTTTCTCCCTTTTAGACTTACACATACCTTCTTCCGCAGCACGAAGACGTTTATTTCTTAATCTGGCATTTAGGCTTACTGCAAATCTTTCATCTAGTAACGCATACATTTCAGAACGAATTAACGAGATATGTTCATACCCACCTAGTTTTTCAGCAATCTTATTAATCAACTTATTTGACTCTCTTCTCCAATCATTTGGATTTAACGCAACTACATCTCTGATGGAATCAATCTTTGAATCAAGTTTCTCTAATTTTTCAGCTTGTTCCCTTTGGGACATCTCCATGTTTATGAGTAATTGTAATTGAGGTGATAAACCATTTAATTTGCCTTGATTTTCTCTCATGTTAAAATATTCATCTATGAGTTTGTCGTGTATTTCCCATGCTAAGTCCGAATCCATAATTTTAATTAATTTTGCGTAACCTCGTTCAGACAGAAGGTATATATGATTGGCTTGTGATATTGATTGCTTTGCATAGCCCATATTTTGGAGTAATTCCAACGTGCCGACCTCATCGGCACCTTTTTTCAAGTCGATAAAATCAACCCTTTCCATAAATCTTTTCCTATTTCTGCTGATAGTCTCCCTTACATCACGTGCTCTTATATCATGTATTTCTGCAACCATCTTATCCGATACACATTTCTTTCCTTCTCCAAATCCTCCTAATACAACTAATATTTCTCTATCCATGAACTTCTGCGTTCCTGTTATTTTTAAATTATTCATTATTTTTTTCTCCTTTTCTTTGCTTTTTCCGCTCTCTGTCCTTTAATAAATCCAAAACAGAAAATACTGTGAAAACTATTTATCGCATTATTGTTATAAACTTTTGCTATTGCCAAAACTTCGCTTACTGATGCGGAATATCTTCCAACTTCCACATCTTCAATCATTTCAAATAACTTCTTTTCCTTGCCCTCTAGTGCCTCTCTCCTTGCCTTTGTTGCTAAATAACTTTGATGTGCCCTTTCGTATGCTGCTCTTTCTTGTTCGTTCATTTTGTTATCCTCCTTGTTTTTACGATACCTGTTTGCATTATGTTAGCACTTTGTTTGTATACAGTCAAGTTTTTTTTTGCTATCATTATGCTAACACTTTTAGGAGGTAATAAAATATGGCTACAAGTAAGATTCAGACTGGATTGAGGTTAGACGAAGATTCTTTGCAAAAAATCACATATATTGCTAAAAAGAATAAACGTTCCCTCAATTCTCAATTAGAATTTCTTGTTCAAGAATGTGTTGAACAATACGAACTATCTAAAGGCTCTATTCCTTTGGATTCTGAATAACATATCCATTTTTTGACACTGTCATTCCAATGTGTAACATCATGATGATAGTGTCATTCATTGATAAACCAATTTCTTTGGCTTTCTTTGACACTTCATCTCTGACTTCTTCTGACAATCTCAAACCCGTTTGTATTGTATTCTTCATCAATTATTCCTCCCTCACTGGTAAAAGTAAAAAATCTATATCCTTGCCAAAAAACCGCTCTATCCTCTTTACTTGCTCATTGTTTGGTTTAGTAACTGCATTTTCTATATCTCTATACCTTCCAAGCATTATTCCAATACTACGACTTACTTTTGTTGTTGATACCCCTTGGTCTTTCCTTAATTGCTTTAGGTTTGTCAAATACCTCTCTGAATGCCTAGCAAGACCATGTCGTATATTTTGCTTAGTTGTGCACCATTCAAGATTAGTAACTATATTGTTTCGAGTATTCCCATCAAGATGGTTTACAACTGGATAATTATCAGGATTAGAGATAAAAGCCATCGCCACTAATCTATGAACTAAATATCCTTTTCGTTTTCCTCCTACCTCCATGTTTGTAGCCAAATAACCATTAACCCTACTTGAAAGTTTTGCTTTTTTCCATTCTCCATTTTTCCATCGTCTGTAAACGTCGCCCTTTTCCGTTACAATCAGTCGCCCCTCAAACATCTCTTTGTATCCACAATTTGCTTTATTAAGTGAATCTGTTATCTCTTGCTTTGTTGTTTTCTGCTTATATTTTACTTTGATTTTTTGTACGTTGACTTTCTCTTCCTGATTATGATAATTACTTTGAATCTCTCGGAGTTTTCGTTGATGTACCTCAAATAAATCCTCCAAGGCGTCCCAATGGACAATTGCACCAGTGATTTTTCCTGATTCAATTTTTTGATAGTTTCTAACATCAATCCCTAGATAATCAGCCACCGCTTGTTGTGTCATGTTGGCTTTATTTCTTGCGTCTTTAAGATTTTTTCTCATCTTCTCTTACTCCTTTTTTTAGATTTTAAAAACTCATAAACTCTCTATACCATTTTTTCTTTTTCTTGATTTATCTCCAAATTTGACCCATCTTTTCGGAATAACACTACCATTTTGTTTTAATAAATTATTAATACTTATCACCGCTTCCTCCAACGAAACACATTCGTCAAATGTAAAACCTATGTGGAACTTTC